GGGGTAGAAGATTTCAGACATGGTAATAAGTCAGTAGGTGGCGATGTATCAGCAGAACTAGAATACGAAGCCTTTGATGACATCTTAGAAGCAGTATTATGCGGAACATGGGCAACAGACGTGTTAAAAGCAGGTACAACAAGACGTTCATTTACTATTGAGCGTAAGTTTGCTGATTTAACTGCACCAGAGTGGCATAGAAATACAGGTTGCGAGTTTAACTCATTAAGCTTATCTGTATCACCTAACGCAATGGTTGAAGCAACTTTTGGTGTTGTAGGTAAAAACCTATCTATCGGTACAGCCGCAATAACAGGTTCAACTTATGCGGCTGATAGCACAAACAAGCCATTCGATAGTTTTACAGGTTCAATACAAGAAGGTGGTTCAGCAATCGCAACGGTCACTTCTATTGAAATGAGCTTAGAGAACGGCATAGAGCCATTGTTTGCAGTTGGTAGCCAAACTACACAACGCCCATCAATCGGTAAGTCACGTTTAACTGGTACACTTACAACTTACTTTGAGGACAAAACACTATATGAGAAGTTCTTAAACGAAACTGAGTCGAGCATACAATTAGTATTAACAGACTTAGACGGCAACTCTTATACAATCGACTTGCCAAGAGTTAAGTACAATAGTGGTCAGCCAGATGTATCAGGCGAAGGCGCTATTACAATCGGTATGGAATTTGTAGCGTTATATGACACTTCAGATACTTCACAGATTAAAATTACAAGGGCTGATGCATAATGGAGTTTAACAAACTAGCGACAGCAAAACATCACGATAACGGGGCTGAGTGTAATATACTCGACCCCGTAAGTGACGAGCCAACAGACTTCTTTATTAAGATATGCGGTGCGGATTCAAAAGTATGGCGTAAAGAGAAGAAGATGCAAACTCGTAAGTTACTAAGTGTCAGATCACAAAGTACAGACGAAGATTTTGATTATGAAGTAGCAGGAATAGACTTTGAGGCAATGGATATAGTAGCACTAATAAATGCAACTATAGATTGGCGTGGTTTAGTCAATAACGGCAAAGAAGTTAAGTATAGTAAAGAAATGGCACATGAATTGTATGACAATTCACCTAGCATTGTAAGGCAGTTAATTGAGTTTCTAGGTAATGGTGAAAATTTTACGAGCGACTAATTGATGACTTTATATATTATGGCCGTTGGGTAAATTATATACACAAGAAGCCAAAAGGGTCAGAAGTTAGTCGTTTTAATACATATAAGCAGGTAGAGAAAAGCACAGGTAAGACACCAAAAGACTTACTTAACGCACCTACATTACGAGATGAGTTAGTTGATTTATGGAAGTTATTTTGTGAATTACCAGAATACAGTTATAGTGAGCTAGAAGCATACGGAAGATTAACAGGAATTACATTAAGCCCTTGGGAAGTTGACGCAATAATAAAGCTAAACCGACATATGGGTGAGGAGTTAAGCAAATGGCCACCGAAAAATCAACTTTAGTAATTGAAGTAAAGGCTAAAGATGTCGACAAGGCAACCAAAAAAATAGAAAATCTATCTAAATCAACTGATAAGCTAGAAACTAATCAAAATAAAGCAACACAATCAACCAAGGCATTATCAACTGCATTAGATAAACAAAAGAAAGCATCAGGTGGTGCGTTGAATAGCCAAGAGCGCATGAATAGAAGCGCAGGTAATATGGGGCAAAAAGCAGGACTTGCCGCTATACAAATAGAACAGTTAGTTGGACAGATAGCAGGTGGTCAAAACCCAATGCGTGCATTTGGGCAACAGTCAGCAGATATTGGCTTTGTCTTGGGTAAGCCTATGTTGGGTGCGGTGGTAGGTGTTGCATCTGCACTAGGTAGCCTATTTTTAGCTGCTGTGTTAAGTGCTGATCATTCACTGGAAAAACTACAAGAAACAAGTGAAGCACTTAATGAAACATTCATAAGAAACAGTACAACAGGCGCGTATGAGCTTAGTACAAGCCTAAAAGAATTGTCACAGCAATCAAAAGGCTTGGCACGTATGCAGGTTATACTGTTCAATTTAAAAGTTGATGAACAATTAGAAGTAACAACAAAAGCAACACGTAAAGAATTTGAGAAGTTTATACATGTAACACGTAATTTTGATAGTAAGATTGCAGAGTTTAATTTTGAACAAATTGGTAAGTCAGCAAATGCAACTGGTGGCCAAATAAAATTACTAAGACAAGAATTTGCTAAACTAATGGCCAATACAGAAGATGTAGGCGATAACTTTACTGATCTCATGGCTAATATATTTGCAAATGCCGAAAGCGACGAAGCAGTCAAATTCCTAGAAAATATGGGAGTGCTGTTGGCTGAACTCAGAAAGTCAAGAGAGTTGGCAAACCTAGATTTAACGGTTGATACAAAAAGTGGTGAGGAGGGTCAAAAATTAATAGACCAACTTAAAGAGCGTTTTGAATTAGAAAAGAATGGCTATGAGCAAGTTATTAGAAATAGTGATGTTTATTTGCCGCAACAAAAAGAAGAAATAATAGCATTAAGAGAAAAAATAGATGCACAGGTTGAATTAAACAACAAACAAAAAGAAGCAGATAATATACAAAAAACTATGATAGATCGTGGTGAAAAGGTAATTCAACAACTGAAACTGCGCGTAATAGCGTTAAATGATTCACAACACGCGGCTGATCTACAAGACAAACAATATGATGAAAGTCATAGGACAGAGATTGCAAATTTAAAAGAAGAAATAAGACAGTTTGAAGCAAATGAAAAGACTAGGAAAAAGGCGCAGAGTGATAAAAAGAAAAAAGATGATGCCGCTAAAAGGGAAGAAGAGAGAATAGTAAAGGCTAATGAAAGAATAGCAAAACAAATAGTAAATGACAACATGAGTGCGACAGATAAAATTATGGCTGAACATAATAAAAGACAGCAAGCCGTACGTGATTTATATGAAAAGCAGAAAATAAGTGATGACGATTTACAAAATTATTTAGTGTTGAATACTACTAACACAAATGCAAAATTATTAAAATTAGCACAAGATAAGGCAGACAAACAAGCAAAAGCAGTACAAGATGCGGAAGATAAAGCGCGAGCAAAAGCTGAGAAAGAGGCTAGAATAAGACAGAACACACAAGAACTACTACAGCAATATATGCCTAACACAGTATTACTAAAAGCAAAATATGAAGCTGAACTGGAGGTCTTAAAGGAAGCGTTGGCAAAAGAACGTATAACTTTAGATGAACACAACAGATCAAAAGCAGTAGCACAAGCAACATATAAAGAAGAAAAAAACAGGCTAGAAAATGAAAATCATATAAAGTCTTTAGACGCTAATCAATTATATTGGGCTACATGGTTATCGCAAGCAGAGTTAACAATGACTAGTTTTAATGATATAACTAGAGAAGGTATTGAGGGCTTACAAACAGGACTAGGTGGTGCTTTTGAACAGCTCATAATTGATGGTGAAGGTATAAAATCTGTTGTAGCAGGTATATTTGAAAACATGGCAAGAGCGCAAATAGCGGCACTAGGCCAAATGGCGGCAGAACGTCTTACGCACTTCTTGGTTGGTAAGGCATTAGAAAAGACAGCGGCGGCTTCAGGCGCGGCGGCTATGGTTGCTAACGCTACGGCATCACAACAAATGGCGGCACTAAATGCCTATATGTCAACTGCGGCTATACCAATTATCGGTGCTACTTTAGCTCCTGCGGCGGCGGCAACAGCTATGGCCGCTACTGCACCATTCGTTGCAGGTGTTACAGCAGGTTCTATAGCAGGCACTGCAGGTCGTGCATTAGGTGGACAGGTACGCGGAGGTGAGAGCTATATAGTTGGTGAGCGTGGTGCTGAACTATTAACAATGCCTAGTAATACTATGGGCAGAATAACACCTAATAGTTCAATGGGTGGTGGTCAGCTAAATGTTACTGTTGAGAATTATGGTAGCTCTAACATAAGCGTGCAAAAGATTAGCGAAACAGATGTACGTATAATAGCAAGAGAAGTAGCAACACAAACAGTACAACGTGAAGCACCTAGAGTTATAGCATCAGACATATCTAATCCGAATGGTAGGGTAAGTAAAACATTAAAAAACAACACAAATACACAACGTAGGCGTTAAGTCATGACTAAGTTTGCTATTGCACCCGACAGCGCAAGTTACAGTTTTACGGAGCGTGCAGAAACTATAGGCGCAGTCTTACAAGGCGGCCTTGGTAAGTACAGGCAAACAGTAAAAAACCCAAGTGTAGTAGTACAGGTACAGTGGACATATGATGCAGGTGGTTACGGCTATTTTAAAGCATTTTATGCAACTTATACAAAAAGTGGTTCACTGCCTTTTGAGATTGACTTAGCAATAGATGGAACTGCACTAGAAGAATATACAGCATACTTTATTGATGACACTGTAAGCACAAGTGCAGTAAGTGGCACAGATTATGTTGTAAGAGCTAGTTTAGAGTTAAAATCTAAGCCATTAACGGCATCAGGAACGCCTAGCACGCCTTACAAGCTTAATTATATACCTAATCAAGCCTCTTATAGCATAGATACACGACAAGAAACTATAGCTATACCTTTAGAGGGTGGTACAAGTAGATACAGGAAAGATATTATTGATGCAGGTACTATTGCAAATGTGAGTTGGATATTAAATACAACAGAATATGCAGATTTTAGAGAGTTTTATAAGCTTACTACAAGTGCAGGAACAACAAGCTTTAAGATTGATTTAGCTATAAATTATGGAACACTAGAAGAATATGACGCTCGCATAATACCAGACAGTTTATCAACATCAAGATATGCAGATGGGTTCTTTAACGTACAAGCACAACTAGAATTAAATGCTAAAGCAAGAGATACAGATGCCGATCTCATTGCATTGGTTTTATATCCTGAATATGGCGAGAACTATGCAACCTTGTTCCCACCAGACGAAAATGATATAGATATAATAATAAACACCGACTTTCCGAGTTATTTAAATGTCTGATTATACCGAATTTTACTTAAACAGTGATAGCAATATAGTACAGCTAGAAACTATAGAACTATCGCATAGTGACTTTACACAGACTTATCGCGTAGTAAGAAATGCAACTAATGGTATAACAGCTACAACTGAGGGCGGTGCAAGTGTTGCTTTTACATATTACCCATTAGCTATTGATGCAGGTGAAACGAGAGAAAACCTAGATCAATCATTTACAATAACATTAGGTGACTTAGGTGAGATATTACCTGCTGAACTAGATGCAGTAGCTACAGCAGATGGATTTGATGAGAAACCAGTATTAATTTATCGCACATATAGGTCAGATGTATTAACTGCACCATTATATGTAGTAACACTAGAAGTAGAAAGCTTTACATTTAATGAGCAAGGCGCAGTCTTTGAAGCTAAAGCACCAAGCTTAAATATAAACAAGACTGGCGAGACATATACTTTTGCCCGTTTCCCAATGTTACGTGGGTTCTTATAGTGCGTGACGAGCTTTACCATAAGACCTATGATAAGAATAACTATAATTGCGCCCATTTTGCACGCGATGTATATCTAGCTGAAACAGGTAAAGATATTGGCGATACATTATCAGGCTTTTTATTACCGCCAAGCAAACGTGTAGTGGAAATGAACAAACGGCATAGATTAGTAAAATTAGACAGACCCGTCAGCCCATGCCTTGTTTTAATGTTAGGTAGCAGAATTGCACCCCATGTAGGTGTATTTGTGCGTGATAAAGTGATACACATACAAGAAGCAGGAGTACAGTATGTTTCATTGTCTATTGCAAAACTAGGTTTTACTAAGTTGGGTTTTTATAAATGTTAAAGCAAGTTATAATAGCAGAAAACGCATTAGAGCCTGAAACATGGTCAGGTCATTACGTAGAAAATATATCAGACTTCCTAATGGAGAGATATGATACTTTTCCTGAAAACGCACGTATTTACCATAAAAGCGTAAGTTTAGATAATGACGTAACACCGACAAATCGTGAACAAATAGAAATATTAAATAACCTAGAAGATACAATATATGTAGTAAATTATCCGTCTGGATCCGCATTAATACCTATAATAATAGCAGTAGTTAGTGTAGCAATATCGGTTGCTATAATGTTTTTACTAAAGCCGCCAACACCGACGCAACGTAACACACAGACTGAAAGCCCAAATAACGGATTATCAGACAGAGAGAATAAGCCTAGAATATTAGCACGTATACCAGACATATTTGGAAAAGTTAGGTCGACACCAGATTTACTTAATGTTCCATATAAAGAATTTATTGACCATCAAGAGGTTGAGTTTGCCTATATGTGCGTAGGTCGTGGTTATTATGATATAACAGCAGATAATGTTAAAGATGGCGATACAAAGTTTAGTGATATTGCAGGTGCTTCTGTTGCAATATATCCCCCAGAAACTAGCCCAAATAGTGGAACACCACAGCTAACAATAGGTTCAGCTAT